ACCATGTTGTCAGACAAAATAATGCAACAGCGAGTACACAGACTGATATCAACATCACGCGGATATCTGAATCTACCTACTCCACAATACCGAACAAACTCGCAAACGGTAGACCAATCCAGGTCTGGATTAACCGCCAGACAGCGCAAACAAACACAACCAGCATAACCGTAGCTAGTAATGTTTTAGCAACAGATACATCCATCGTGCTCAGTAGCGTAGTAGGGTTAACCACTACAGGGTTTATACAGTTAGACAGCGAAGTTATCAGCTACACCAACGTCATAGGGAATACCCTAACCAATTGTTGGAGAGGCCAAAACGGTACAACCGCAGCTACTCACAGTGCTGGGGCGGCTGTAATTCAATTGAATCTTCCCTGTATTAACGTATGGCCTACTCCAGATGCGGGCGGTAATTATTCATTCATCTACTGGCGCTTGCGTAGATTGCAGGATGCTGGTATTGGTGTAAACGTAGAAGATATCCCGTTCAGGCTTATTCCTTGTTTGGTAGCGGGTCTAGCTTATTACGTATACGTAAAGCAACCCAATATTGATCAGAACCGAATGATGATGCTTAAACAAGATTATGAACAACAGTGGCTCTTAGCGTCTCAAGAAGACAGGGACAAGGCTGCTGATCGTTACGTACCACGACAGCTATTCTATTGAGGTGCTTAAATGCCAACCAAATATGCTTCTGGTAAATATGCGATTGCCGAATGCGACAGATGTGGACAGCGCTATAAATTAAAGGAGCTTAAAAAAGAAGTCATCAAGACCAAGCTCTACTCGATTAAAGTTTGCCCAACTTGCTGGGACCCTGATCATCCGCAGCTTCAACTTGGTTTGTATCCTGTTAATGACCCACAATCGGTCATGGAACCAAGACGGGATAACAGCTACCAAGTATCAGGAAACAGCGGACTGCAGACATCGAACAGCGGGTCTACAAAAGACACAGGTGTAGGACTCCCAGAAGCAGGAAGTCGGATTATTCAATGGGGATGGAACCCTGTTGGCGGCTCACAAGCCAACGATGCCTACTTGACACCAAACAATTTAGTGTTGAAGGTTACGCTAGGTACAGTTACAATTGCCACTACTTAGGAGAAGATTATGGCTAAAAAAGAAATGGATAGTGATTTGGCTCAAGATAAAGCCATGATCAAAAAAGCTTTTAGAGAGCACGATAAACAAGAGCATCCTGGTAAACATACTAAGATTGTTCTTAAAAAAGGCGGTATGCCCATGAAGAAAATGGCTAAAGGCGGTTTAACCAATGGCGGCAATATGCAAACTATGGGTCGTAATCTAGCTAAAGTTGCCAATCAAGGGAGCAAAAAATAATGGCTAAGAATCCAACTCCTACAAAAAAAGATAGCCCAGCTATTCGTACTGGCAAGGGTAAGACTGATGGCCCTGCAGCTGAATACGCTCCTCCACATGACATGGACGGCACAAGGTTCGCTACTGATGCCATAGAGAAAAACCCTAATAATCCAGAGATTGGATTAAAAGTTCTTGTGCCAACTCGTGAAAACTGGACACCACTTAATGGTACTGTTTCTATTGGTAACAACAATGAAATTAAAACAAGTGGGCAAAAGATGCGTGGAGCTGGTGCTGCAGAGCGCGGTTTCATGTCTAGGGGACCAATGGCGTGACCTATACTGAACTTGTAACTGCGATACAGGGATACACAGAAAATCAGTTCCCTCCAGTTTATCTTGCCGATGGCACGACTGAGTCAAGCACGACCCAGATAAATCGTTTCATAGAGCAGGCTGAGCAACGCATTTACAACACGATTCAGTTCCCAAGTCTTCGCGCTAACTCCTATGGTACGACTACAGCAAGTAATGCGTACCTATCTTGCCCACTTGATTTCTTATCTGTATATTCCATCGCAATTATTCAGAACGCTACATTTACTAATGGGGTAGTTACAGGCGGCACATACACATATCTGCTTAACAAAGATGTTAACTTCATTAGGCAAGCCTATCCATCGGTAGGTTCAGCTTATAACAGCGCGCCTATTTACTATGCGCTTTTTGGCCCACAGTATGGCAATCCCAACGAATTATCTTTTATGCTTGGCCCAACTCCTGACCAGGCATATGCAGTAGAACTGCATTACTATTACTATCCGCCCACAATTATCCAAGGTGCTGTGACAGGTTTGACTATTACTGCAGGTGGTACAGGATATACAAACGGCACATATTATGACGTTACTTTAAATGGTGGTAACGGGAATTCTTGCATTGCTACATTTGTAGTATCAGGCGGTGCGGTAACTTCCGTTACTGTTACAAGTGGTGGAGCCCTATATTCTGTTGGGGATACATTGACTGCGCCCACAACAATTGGATCAAGCGGTATAAATTTTGCATGTACTGTTTCTACCGTATCTAATGCAACAGGTCATACATGGTTAGGCGATAGCTACGATAACGTACTTCTTTATGGCTGTTTGGTTGAGGCTTATACCTTCATGAAGGGCGAAGCGGATATTATTGCTTTGTATGAAACCAAATACAAAGAAGCCGTTGGTGAAGCTAAGCGTTTGGGCGATGCGCTAGAGAGACAAGACGCATACAGGTCTGGTCAGTACAGACAGGCGGTGACCTAATGGCTTTTACAGGAAATTGGACATGTGATTCGTTTAAGCAGGGCTTGCTTGATGGGACATTTAACTTTGGCTCAGGCACTACTCAGACGTATAACATTGCGCTTTATACAAATGCGGCGACACTTAATCAGTACACAACCGCATACACTTCTGCTGGTGAAGTAACTGGGACTGGGTATACAGCTGGTGGTCAAGCGTTGACTATTAATCAAGTACCTACAATAGATACTTCTAATGATGTGGTTTATTTATCATTTGCTAACGCTACATGGTATGGATCATTATCTGTAAGAGGGTGTTTGGTATATCTAAATAATGGTACAACTAACCCAGCTGTTTTTGTGCTTGATTTTGGTAATACAAAACAATCTGTTACTTCTTTCACGGTGCAGTTTCCAATTGCATCAAGCACTTCTGCAATTTTAAGATTGGGATAAATATGACTAACGAACTTTCAAACTTTGGCGATCACGCTGAAATAACTATGCAGGCCAACGCTAAGATTCCAGAAGGAATGGGCATTGAAGGTTGGTTCCATGTTGTCTGTCACGATAAAGATGGTAACTTTAAATGGGAAACAAAATCTCCTAATTTAGTGGTTGCTGTTGGTAAACAATTAATGCTTGATACTTTGATGAAAGGCTCTGCCTATTCAGTAACTGGGCCTTATCTTGGTTTAACAAATGCTACACTAACTCCAGCTGCAACAGATACTATGGCTAGTTTGAGTGGTAAAGAATTTACCAATTACACAGTTAGTGGTTCCGCAGTGCGCGGTACAGCGGTATTCGCTTCATCTACAAGTACAGGTTCAACACCTTCTAACGTAACATCTTCCACAGCTACAGCTATTACCTACACAATTACAGGTGGCGGCGGTACAGTTTACGGATGTTTCTTGGTGCTGGGTACAGGAGCTGTAAGTACACAAAACTCAACTGCAGGTACTTTGTATTCTGAAAGTAATTTTAGTGTATCTAAAGGAACAACAGCAGGCGATACAGTTTCTGTGACATATAGTACGACCGCTACTTCTTAAGGGGGTTTAAATGGCTCTTCAATTTGCTGATAGAGTCTTTGTAACCAGCTCAACGTACACAACAAGTAGTTTTACTCTTGGGTCTGCAGTTACTGGCTATCAAAGCTTTACCGCTTTAACTAGCGGTAATACAACTTATTATGGCGCTACAGATCTTTCGGGTAATTGGGAAGTAGGGCTTGGCACTTACACTACAGGTTCGCTTGCTCGTACGACAATAATTGCATCTTCTAATTCAGGTTCAGTTGTTTCATTTAGTGGAACAGTTAATGTATTTGTTACATATCCTGCTGAATATGCTGTTTACCAAAATATGCCAAGCATTCAGTTTGGTTCGTTAGGTGTTGGTACAGCCGCTTCTGGTACATCAGGAGAGATTCGCGCAACCAATAACGTCACCGCTTATTATTCTTCTGATGCTACACTTAAAGAAAATATTCAAGACGTACCTAACGCACTAGAAATAGTAATGGCTATTGGTAGCAAAACATTTGATTGGACCGATGCTTATATTAATAAAGCGGGTGGTGAAGACGGCTATTTTGTGCGTAAATCGGATTTTGGTGTAGTTGCTCAAGACGTACAAAAAGTTTTTCCGACCGCCGTTAGAACTCGCTCAGATGGAACATTAGCAGTAGACTATGATAAATTGGCTACGCTATCATTTGGGGCGATTACGGAATTACTAAAACGCATTGAAATTTTGGAGAATAAAATATGTCAACAATAGTAGGTAATGGAACAATAACATTTGGGGATAGTACCACCCAATCCACAGCTTTACCTTCACCCGGTACTTCCGCTAATGTACTTACATCTAATGGTACTTCCTGGGTATCTCAAGCTCCTAATGCAGGTTTTCCTGGCGTACTTGCGCAAGTATTTACATCTTCAGGAACATTTACTATACCCGCCAATGCAACAGCATTAAAAATAACGGTACTCGGAGGTGGTGGGGGTGGAGGAACATTAGTAGGCGGTGGTAGCGCAGGGACTGCAATATCTTATTTAACTTCACTTACCCCAGGCAATACATTAACTGTTACTGTTGGCAGTGGGGGTAGTGGTGCCGCTAGTTTATCAGGAGGTGGAACAGGTGGTACATCAAGCGTTGCATCTGGTACTCAAAGTATTACAACAATTAGTGCTACAGGTGGTAGTGGAACATCTCCAGGAAGCGCAAGTAATGCAACTTTAAACATAGGCGGAAATTTTCCAACACAATATACCACCAATATTAATGTAAGTTATGGTGCGGGTGCAGGTTCAACTTTGGGTGGTGGGGGTAGAGGTTATCCTACTGGTACTGCGGCAAATGGTTTGGCAGGTGTAGGATATGGAAGTGGAGGAGGTGGTGGTGGCCTAATTGGTCATGGTTGTTGCCCCCCTACTAATTATTCGGGGGGCAATGGTGCTTCTGGTGTAGTAATTTTTGAATGGTGATCGAGATGACAATACAAGCATATTTAATCATTGAAAACAACGTAGTAATCAATAACGTAATGTGGGATGGAGGCTCAGACTGGACTCCTCCTGCGGGATCTATTCAACTTCCACAGGCCACAACACCTGCTATGGTTTGGCAACTAAGTGGTAGCGCTTATGTGTTGACTGAAGTTGTTGGCGCAGGAGATATTGGATTTACATGGAATGGTACAGTTTTAACGACCAATGAGCCACAGCCAGTATTCCCACCTGCATCCGCACAACCTAAAACAACTGGGACACAGCAAGCATAATGGTACAAGGAATAAGCCCACAACATGTTTTTACCTATGAAAGCGCACAACTTAATGTGTTTCATGCTAACAAGGGTGAGGGATTGCCACGCCATGAGCATTCATATGCACACGCAACCATTTGCCACAATGGATCTTGTTTGGTAAGCTTAGAAGGCCGTAGTTACACGATAGATAAGAACTCTCAGCCACTAAATTTGCTAGAAGGTGAATGGCATGAAATTGAAGCATTAGAAGACAATACTGTATTTGTAAACGTATTTGCTGAAGGAAAATATTAATGCTGTACGGCGCGTCCCCTTTTGCACAAATATCTTTTGTGGATATTGCTTCAAATATCTATCCTCTGTCTACAACAGAGAATTTGGGGAGCGCTGACTCTCAAGTATTTGCAGCGGGGTATGCGTCAACTGCAACAGAAAATATTGGGGCTGCGGATTCTAGTACACAAATTACTAATTACGGTATATTTATTACTGAAGTAACAACATCTAACGATACAAATGCTGAAATTGATGTTTTTTATTTTGGAATTGTAGAAGGCATTATTCAAGCCGATTCTAATTTGGCTGGTCGTGTATATACTTATTCTGTAACAGAAAATATGGGCGCAATAGATACCCCAACTGGCGGATTTATTTCGTTCAATATTGTTACAGAAAATGTAGGCTCTGCTTCAAGCGCATCAACTCAAACAAATTATGGTGTACCAATAACAGAAGCAACTAACATTACAGATACGCCCGTAATTTATGCGCAATTTAAAACGGCAGTAACAGAGATACTTAGCGTTGCTGAGTTTCAAGGCGAATCATACTGGATAAAAATAAATGATTCACAGTCTGTAACATGGACACAAATAAATGATTCACAGTCTATAACATGGACTAAAGTAAATAACAGCCAATAAGGACAAAAAATGTCAAGTACCTACTCAACAGACTTACGCATTCAACTTATGGGGGCAGGAGACCAAGCTGGTACTTGGGGTGCAACCACAAATAATAATTTCCAATATATTTTTGAACAAGCTATTGCTGGACTACAAACTATATCTGTAACAACTACACCGCAAGCTCTTACTTATTTAAATGGGGCGACTTCTACACTTGCTAATAACCAAGCTATTTGCGCAGTTCTTATATTTACAAATGGCGGAGTAAATGCTAACTTCACTATTACTACTCCATCTAATTCACAAAAAACTTATATCATATACAACAATACTTCTTACATAGCAACTCTTCAAGTTACAGGTTCATCAGGTACGACTGTCTCTATTGCTGCTGGAGCTACAGTAACTGTATTTACAGATGGTACTAATTTCTTCGCTGCTAATACTGGTACAGCTGGTAATTTTACTGCTACTGGGACAATTAGCGGTGCTTCTTTTACTGGAGCGGGTACGGGGTTAACAGGTACAGCATCAGCTTTAAATATTGGCGGTAACGCAACAACCGCAACAACGTCAACAAAAATTTCAAACTCAGGAGGTTGGACAGTTCAGACTGGCGGTACGCCAACAGTGCTTGAATTTAGCTATAACGGAACAGTTGTAGCATCACTTGATTCAAGTGGAAATTGGATTTCTCTTGCTAAAGTAACATCTTATGGTACTCCTGCTTAAGGTGACGTAAATTGAATTTTTACTTCTTTTCCAAGCTGCCAATGCCGCATTCACTGGGGTCAAAGAGTTATGCGCTATGTATAACGAAGGGCGGGCTTTGGTTAATGAGGTCAGCAAGACGGTTGGAGAAGTCAAAAAGATAACCAAAGAGGTTAAGGGAGTTTGGGGTTGGATATCAAAGTTATTTGCCGAGCCTGAGAAAAAAGAACTCGAAGATATTAGGCCAGTCAAAACTGAAAAGGTAAAGACAAAAGCGACGTTTGATGAGAAGGCTATTTACGCTGAAATTGGCGATCAATTAGTATCTTTCTTTAAAAACTATAAAGCCTGTGCAGATGCGATTAGGACAGAGGAAGAACGGATAGAGAAGATTTATGACCCTGACGGTGAGACTTATGAGAGGTCAATAAGGCTTGTGATTGCCAAAACTCAGTTAGACCAGATGGGCCAAGAGTTAACAGACTATATGATTTATCATGTACCTGCAGAACTTAAAGATCTTTACTCTCGGGTTAATGAGATGATTGGGACGGTAAAAGTCAAGCAAGAGTTGGCAAGGAAGACGGAGTTAAGACGCAAGGCGCAGAGAGAGGCGCAAGCTAGGGAAGCAGCAGACAGAGCTTGGTTGATGGGTGCTTGCACAGTGGCTGTTATTTTTGTGTCAATATACATGGCAGGACTGATGTGGGCAATAAATCGAGTGAGTCATGGGGGTATGTAATAACGGTGATTATCTTGGCGCTTTTGTTTGTGCTGATATTGCCTGTTATTGGGCTTCTTTATATGGACATCCATCAGGAACGAATCTTAATTGCAAACGATCTTAAACGAATTGAAAAGCTTAAGAAGGAACTTGAGGCTCAGAAGGACAAATGAGAATATGCGCTTTATTGATTTTATTATTAGCGGGGTGCGAAGACCGCTACCGCTACCACTGCCAAGATCCTAAACATTGGAATGATGAAGATTGCAAACCACCTTACTGCGTTGCTACGCAAACTTGTCCCGAATACTTCAACAAGCCAGCAAATGCAAAAAACAACTGAACAATTAGACGCAGAAACCAAGCGCTTTGTTATCAGGGCGTTTAGCCTCGCCTTGGTATTTATAGTAATACTTTTTGGGTATAGTATTGTTTTTACTGAGCAGCCACTCTTTAACGAAGCCCCTGCTGACAAGCAAATCTTTACAGTACTTACCCTAATAGGTGGGCAGTTGCTGACCATCCTAGCCAACTACATATCTAAAACTTCTACACCGCTAACCCCACCTACAATACCTAAAACTTTTTGCTCATCAATTAACAACCCGATTACACCCAAAACTTTTACCCCAACCACCTCATCCCATTTTGGTAATCCTAACGATAGGCCAGCACTATGAAAATTATTATTTCTCTTATCCTTGGTTTTAGTATTGTTGGAGGAGTTTATAAGCTTGGGCATGATAATGGTTATGCGCAGTCCCAAGCCGAAGTTGCCGCCCAAGTTGCCAAAGCCAACGAACAAGCCAGAGCCACAGAGCAAAAACTAAACGACCAAGTTGCCGACCTCTCAACCAAACTTAAAAAGGTGCAAAATGATGCTCAAAAACAAATTGCCCAGCGTGATGCTGATATTCTTGCTAACAAGTTGCAGCTCTATGTCCACACTAAAACCCCAGTATGTCCCTCCAAAGATGCCGCCCCTACCAGCGGATCTGACACCTCAACAGCCCAACTTGACCCAGCGTTTGCTCAATCTCTTGTCGCCGTCACCGACGACGGGGACCTTGCAATCAGGAAGCTCAACGCCTGTATCGCCACCTATAACCAAGTAAAGGAAATGATAAATGGAAGCACAACAACTCGCTGAAGCAGCAAAAATAGATCTTGCCCACGCCGAGGCGCTCCTGCCTGGCATGGAAGCAGCCATTCAACACGCAGAACTTAACACCCCTGAGCGTTTGGCTGCTTTTATAGCTCAATGCGGACACGAGTCTGGCGGGTTTAAGTATTTTGAAGAAAATTTGAATTACAAAGCCGAGTCCCTTATACGGACTTGGCCCACCCATTTCAATGAGGAGAACGCTAATGAATACGCGCATCAGCCTGAGAAGATCGCCAACAGGGCGTACGCCAACCGCGGCGGAAATGGAGATGAAGAATCGGGTGATGGCTGGGCAAATCGAGGCAGAGGCGCGATCCAGCTTACCTTTAAGAACAACTACGAAGCATGCTCCCGTGACCTGGGATTCGATTTCATATCAGATCCTGACGCTGTCTCAACGCCTGAAGGAGCGCTACTTACTGCCGCGTGGTTCTGGAAAAAAAATAACCTAAACCACCACGTCGATAATAATGACTTTGTGGGGCTGACAAAAGCCATAAATGGTGGGACAATCGGCCTAGAGGACCGCATGGCGCGGTATGAACACGCAATGTCTGTCTTGGCTTAAGGAATTAATGTGCCACTAATCAAGTTACAGTTTAGACCAGGAGTCAATAGAGAGGCTACAACCCTTGCTAATGAGGGTGGCTGGTACGACAGTAACAATATTAGGTTCCGTTCAGGATATCCAGAAAAGATAGGTGGGTGGATAACGGACACAGGCACAGAAACTACTACGCAGCAAGCCACATATCCAGCGGCTAATAATGGCCTCCCTACCGCTACGCCTCCAACCACAACGGGTTATAACCCCGCATCGTTCTGGGGAATCTGCCGCAGTTTATGGGCATGGCTTAACTTAGCTAATTACAACCTGCTTGGACTTGGCACTAATCTTAAATACTATATTCAAAACGGTGTTGGTGGATCTTTTTATGACGTTACGCCAATTAGACTTACAACTAGTGCAGGGGCAGTTACCTTTTCTGCAACAAACGGGTCTAATATTATTACAGTTACAAACTCAGCTAATGGTGCGCAAGCTAATGACTTTGTGACTTTTAGTGGCGCAGTATCTTTAGGAGGCAATATTACTGCCGCCGTACTTAATAGAGAATACCAGATTATTACAATTACAGGCGCTACAACTTATACCATTCAGACTACAGTCAATGCAAACTCCAGTGATACAGGAACAGGCGGTAGCGCAACTGTAGGGAACTACCAATTAAATACGGGTGGTTCGACTTATACCCAAGCTTTGGGTTGGAGTGCTGGTGGATGGGGTGGCACAACTCCTGGGTCTGCTACTACTACTGGGTGGGGTCAAGCGGCTTCTGTGGGTGTAGGAATTCAATTACGTCTTTGGTCAAATGCCAATTATGGGCAAGATTTAATCATAGCGCCGGGCGGCGCTCCTATGTATTATTGGGCTAATAATAGTAATCCAACTATATTTGATAGGGCGCAGCTTTTAGCAGCAAGTACCGCAGTAACTACATCATCTGGAACTTTCACACCTGATGCTACTTGCCCATCTATTGTCAACTACATGTTGGTATCTGATTCGTCTTTCTTTGTAATTGCATTTGGTTGCAATGATCCATCAGGTACAGTTACTTCTTTTGTAAGCCAAGCTGATCCACTTTTGGTGCGTTGGTCAGACCAACAAGCCATTCAAACATGGCTTCCCACAACTACAAACCAAGCAGGTAGTTATAGATTATCTCAAGGCTCACAGATTGTTTCTGCAGCCCCTGCCCAGCAAGGTATTTTGATTTGGACAGATACCACGGTATATATCATGCAGTATCTTGGAGCTCCCTACGTATGGGGTTTCCAACCGATGGCAAGTAATGCGTCAATCATTGGGCCAAACGCGTCTATCAACGTCAATAATACAGTTTATTGGATGGGCGGCAACAAGTTCTATTTCTATAACGGCACGGTACAAACCCTACCTTGCGAAATACGTCAATACATTTTTGACAATATTAATCTTACCCAAGGTTTCCAAGTCTATGCGGGATCTAATGAAGCATTTAATGAAGTATGGTGGTTCTATCCATCCGTAACTGGGCGTAACGCAGATGGCTCATTAGGAACTGGAACCCCATCTAACCCCAATACATTGTGCGATTCTTATGTAATCTATAACTACCTAGACCAGACCTGGGCTTATGGCGCTATGCAAAGAACATCATGGCTGTATTCACCCTTGCGTACTACACCAGTAGCCACAAATTACAACGGACAATTAATCTATCAAGAAAATGGTGTAAATGATGGCACAACTAACCCGGCTTCTGGTATTAATTCTTACGTCCAAAGCTCTGATTTCGACGTTACTAACGGTGATCATTTTGGGTTTGTGTATCGTCTTGTACCTGATATAAACTTTACTGGCTCTTATAATCCTAATCCAACCGCAAACGTAACTATTTTGCCAAGGCAAAATCCTGGTGCAAGCTACGGCGCGTCAAACAATCCAGGGGTTGTGAGTCAGCAAGACTATACTAATGAGCGCGAATATATTATTCAGACCTTTACCCAACAAGTTTATGTTCGTGCGAGAGGACGGCAGATGGCATTTAAGATTGGCTCAACGGGTACAGGCGTACAGTGGCAGAGCGGTACACAGCGTCTAGACATTAGACCAGACGGGAGAAGATAATGGCAACAAGTACCACTACAAACATTATTGTCCCTGCGGTTCCGCAAATCAATGTACCACCTACGGCATATGATCAAAGCTACCAAAGCCAACTTAATAACGTACTAAGGCTGTATTTTCAGCAACTAACCAATGCACTAGGGGGTCTTGTGGGCGTAGGACTAAATCCATCAAATCCAAGTTATGTTATTACCAATAACGAGTCTATTTATGCGTTGCCTTCTTATATGGAGGTTGCTCGTGGTTTAGTTACTGGCGCATCTGTAGTTAATATTTATGGGTATCAAAGCGCATTACCAAACTCTAGTGGCGCAACTTACTATCCTGTTTGGGAAAACACAACAACTTACACATATCCTGGATCAGCAACAACAATGCTGCTTTACAGTTCATCCGCTTCAGATACAAACGTGTCAATACTAATCAATGGTTTAGATGCTAGTTATAACCCTATAAGTGAAACCAAAGTTTTAACAAATGGTACTACTGGAGTGACAACTGCAAATAGTTATTTAAGAATTAATGGAATACAAGTCACAGGAAGTGTAAATGCTGTTGGCACTATTAACTTAGGAAATGCAGGAAAGACAGTTCAGTATGCAGAAATTACTGCAGGTAACGGTAAAAGTCAAGCCATGATTTACACGGTTCCAAACGGCTACACTTTTTATTTAACCCGATCAAATGCCTATTCAAATCAAAATGGAAACACAATTAATAATTATTGTGCGTATCGGGTATGGACACAGAATACAAACGGAATAATTAACATTTTACTCCAAGCGCCATTTACAAATTCATATCAAACACTTAGGGTAGCGCCGCGTGCGTATGCCCAAAAAACAGATATTCAATGGCAAGCTGCTGGTGGACCGTCTTCTGGAACATCCGCAGTAGGTATTGGTGTTGAAGGAATTTTAATAGCTAACACAGCGAGTTAATATGGACATAAAAGAAATTGAAGCTAATCCCAAGTATAGACGCGTAGAACCTGAATTCGTTGAATTCATAGAAGTTGACGACATTTGGGCCAGGGTCTATACAGTTGCAAAAGCAGAGACTATAATATCCCAACATGTCCACACGCATGATCATATTACTTTAGTATGTACTGGAACAGTTGAAGCGTGGCAAGATGGCGAAAGCCTTGGACAATTTGAAGCTCCTGGGATCATTAGGATACCCAAGGGTAAAAAACACGCCTTTAAAGCTCTGACGGATAACGTCTCACTTTGTTGTTTACATAATCTTCGTGGCACAGGACTAGAGTCGCCAGAGATAGTGGAGGGTGTCTAATATGGAATTTCTTTACAAATATTCGCTAACTAAATTTTTGATGCCTATAAGATTAAATCTTATAGCTGATTTCTTTTTAGCAGATGCCGCTACTTCTGCTGGAGCCGCAGATGTTCTCGGTTCTATGGGGGCTGCAGATGCTTTTGGTGGCGCAGCTGCTGCTGATCTTGGCACAGGCATGATTGGGGACGCGTTTGCAGGTAATGCCGGATCTGGATTAGCTTCTGATGTTTTAGCAAATGGACTTCCTAATCTCAGCGCAACTGGGCCTATGGCTCAGGGTATTACTTCTGGCGGTATTGGAGCTGGTGCTGGGGTTAACGCTGAGGCAGTTCAAAATGCGGCTATGCAAATACCTAATTCTGGAATAGCTTCGGCAGCTAACGCAGCTCCTCAAACAATGACAACAGAGCAGTTGCTAGGTAATAATTTTGCGCAAGAAGCCCCAACAGTAAATACTAGCGCAGAAGTTTTTAGACCAACTACTGTAAACACCGCAACTTCTGCGGATGCGGAAGCCGCTTCATATGGCTCAAATCCATCAGCTTCAAATGCAGTAAATGGCTCGGATTTAGCTAGTGATCAAGCTGCCGCCACTAGAGTAGCTAATGATCCATTTAGTAATCTTATGAATAATCCCATAGCGCAGGGATTTAAAACTGGAATTCAAGCTTTTCAAAATTACGCTAAAGAAAACCCAATTACTACAGCAGTTGGTGCATATACACTTGGCAGCAAGCTTGGCCTTAATAGACCTAATAGCACAGGTATAGCGCCACAACAGCCTGGTATTGCTGGTAGTTATGTACTTAATCCAGCTACTTTCCAAGGCTTTCATCCTAACCCACAAAACTATACTGCACAACAGACCATGTTTAGTAACTTGCCTGTTAGATCCGCAGCTATGGGCGGGATTATGCAAGCCGCACCAAACTATCCAATGGCGCATAACATGAATGCGCAGTACACAAATCCTAATCCTCAAATGCCTGTGCCTAGCGATGTGACTGGGATGAGTGGGGTTCAAAGCTATAAAAAAGGCGACCTTACTACAGCTGATGAAGAAAATCTTTTTAATACTTATTCAAGCATGATATCTGGAACTCCTTCAAGTTCTTCATATACACCGCCTTTTAGAGATTCGAGTTTACCGCTTAGTGATTCTGCAACACAAGGCATGTCCCCACAAGAAGCAGCTTTGTATAGAATGAAAACAATAAATTCAAGAGCTGGTATGCAGGGACCTCAACTCAACGTACCTACAGGAGGAATTGGACAAATTAATCTGACTCCACTTATGTTAGCTAGACAAAAAGCCGCAGACCAACAAGCTATACAAGCCGCACAGGGTGGTGATGGAAGCGATGTGCAATCAAGCGCACACGGCGGAATTATGCAAGCACATGGACACTTAGGAAACTATGCTCATGGTGGAAACCCTAGGCTATTAAAAGGGCCTGGAGATGGGATGTCAGATAACATACCTGCAACCATAGATGGCAAACAACCCGCAAGACTTGCAACAGGTGAATTCGTTGTACCCGCTGATGTAGTATCACATATGGGTAACGGAGATACCGACGCAGGAGCAAAGAAATTGCACGATTGGATGGCAACTGTGCGCAAAGCGCGTACGGGAAACCCCAAACAAGGAAAAGAGATCAACGCCGATAAGTATCTTCCAAAATGAATCTAAATGTAAAGCAAATACACGTAGGCTTTGTTGCACAGTATTGGCCTCGTGTAGAAAAGTTCATTGCAGCTGCTAATGAACATGCGCAAGATGATTACACATTAGATCAGATTAAAGTATATTTATCGACAGGGTCTTGGATTTTATTGGTCGCTGTAGATGATAACGATGAAATTCATGGCGCAGCAACAGTTGTATTTACTAACTATCCTAACGATAGAGTAGCGTTTATAACCTGTATAGGGGGTAGATTGGTGACTAACCAAGATACTTTTAAGCAGATGTCAGACATCTTTAAAGGATATGGCGCTACAAAAATACAAGGTGCAGCCAGAGAAGCAATTGCTAGACTATGGAGACGGTACGGATTTAAAGAACGCCACATAATTGTAGAGGTAAAGATATGAGATTTAACAATAGTAGTATGGCTCTTCTGGATATTCCAGATTTACCTGAACGCGCTTTTATTCGTAAAGCGGTTGGCGGCATTATTCCTCAAGGCGGTGGTGGGGGCGGTAGCCCTGCCCCTGCTCCTCAATCCACTACAAATACTACAAATACATCTAACATACCGACCTATGCTCAGCCTTATGTAGAGAATATGTTGGCGGCTACTCAGGCTCAGTTGTTTCAGACAACTCCTGGTGGCACAGATGCACAAGGTAACCCAATACAAAACATTACGGGGTTTGCTCCATATCAAGCTTATGGTTCAGTAAATCCTGATGGAACTACAGCTTCACCAACACAAGCTGCTCAAGCAGCCGTAGCGAGTTTTCAGCCTATGCAAACACAGGCTCAGCAAGGGATTGCTGGGTTACAAAATCCACACACATATAACCAAGCATTGGGTGTAACTGGGCAAGGTATTGGTCAAGCTGGTATGTATGGGCAACTAGGCGCTCAAGCAGGTTTGGGTTATGGGCAACAAGCTACTGATCCAAATGCAGTTGCAGCTTACATGAATCCGTATATAGAGAATACGTTGACTCCGTCCATGCAGTTGCTTAATCAGCAATACGGCATACAACAAGCTGCTAACCAAGGAAGACAGACACAGGCAGGCGCATTTGGTGGAAGTCGTGGCACGCTTGAAGATTCTCTTAACCAACAAAACCAAATGTTGGCTCAGAATCAATTGGTTGGAAATGCTTATAACCAAGCTTACAACACAGCTAATCAAAATATGCAAACCGCAGCTAGTCTTGGTATGCAAGGCGCTCAAGCTGGTTTAGCTGGAAATGCTCAGCAAATGGCAGGAGCAAGTCAACTTGCTAATCTTGGTCAGCAACAACAAACTAATCAAGAAAATATTTACGGATTGCAAAATCAATACGGCGCACAGCAGCAAGCCTATAACCAAAGCGTTATCAACCAGGCTATGCAAAACTATGCAAATGCTCAGCAGTATCCAATTATGGAGCTGGGCACAATGTCAAATATGTTGCGTGGTCTGCCTATGCAAGCTACGACTACCAATCAATTCCAAGCTACGCCTAGTCCTTTAACTCAAATAATTGGCGCGGCAGGTGTGGGTTCTACGCTTAGTGCTTTGACTAAAGGCAGTAAAAAAGGCGGCCTCCAAAAAAATACAACTGGTATCAATTCATATGATGTTGGCGGAGCTATTCGTTCTGATTTGGAAAACATGCCGACCGATGCGTTAGAAGATGAATTAAAGAAAACACAAAGCCCAACTATTAAAGCTGATATTGAACAGATCATGGCTATGCGCAGTGCAGTGCCTAAGTCTAAATCTGGCGGTATCATGTCTTATGAGGGTGGGGGTACACCGCAAGCTCCTGGTGGCGCAAATGAAGGTAATGCAGGTGAAGAAGAAGCCGCTAGATATGTTGCTGCTAATCCAGGTATATTAGGCGCCTCAACAGCCCCAGCACAACCGCCTACTCCTCAACAACAGCAAGCTCAGTTAGATCAACAAGCTGTAGCAGGAATAACTCAGATAACTGATCCAACAGAAAGAGCATTGGCGCAAGCTAATTGGAATAGAGCTGCAAAAGAAGCGGCTATGACTCCAGATGAACGCATGGATATACAACAGAAGTTGTATGATAAATATCTTGGTAAAGATACAACCTTAGATGAGTTAACAAAAGAAAAGGCCAATGCAAGAGCAGAAGGTGAACGCCAACGCCAACTTCGTCTAGGACAATTCTTTGCGTCATGGGGTTCAATGCCTGGCCCTACACTTGTGGCTGGACTTAGCGCGTTTGCTAAAACTGTTCCTAGTATGATTGCAGATTCAGATAAGCAAGCTGAAATTATGCACAAGCTTGATGACTCTATCATCCAGGTTAATCGTGCTGACCGTCTACGTAAGATGGGCATGATCAATGAAGCTGATAAAGAGACCAAAGATGCTCAAGCCAATGTATATAGAATCAATGAAGACATTAATAAGATTGTAATTAGGCAACGACAAGAAGCTGCTAAGCGCGATGAAGAAAGAGAAAAACGCGAATGGGAGACAGCAGAAAAAGAAAAAGATCGTATAAATAGGCTAAAAGAAGCGGGTATACATGCAAGTGGGGCTAAAACAGGCCAAGAGTATGCCTATAAAACACATTTGTTAAGTACTCTTAATGGGACTGAGAATGCGCTATTAACAGGAGCAAAAAATATAGAGCTTCTAAAGAAACCTGGTAGTGAATACTGGACAGCTAAACAATTAATGAATAATCCAGACATATCTCAAACAGACAAAGATAAGTACCAACAAATAGTTTCAGATGTTGATAATAAAGTTGATGAATTAGAAACTTTAAAAGCAAGTAGACAAGCAATGAGAAGTGAACTTAAGAAATTAGGTTTAGATATGGGAACTACTAAAACAGATGCAACTACTGCAGCAGCTTCAGCCCCAGTTGGATTACCAGAAGGTGCTAAACTTGTGGGTACATCTGGCGGAAAGAATGTATATGAGTTACCTAATGGTAAGCGAATCATAGAAAAATAAGGGCTACTATGGCTTTTGAAGAATTCACTGGTAAATTTGATCCTCTTCCTAAATACGAAGAATTTAAGGGGGAGTTCGAGCCTTTAGATAAAAATAAAAAAGGTCCTAAAGTACTGGATGAAAACGATACATCTAGTGATTTCTTACGTGGTCTTGGTAATAC